ACATTGAGATACAGGAATTCCATCATGTGGACTTCATTGGCGGTTATGGTTCTGTGTTTGGAGATGAAACGCGAGTGCGGTGCGATATTTGCCAGCACTGTTTGCATGGCATGATAGGAGGCGTCATACAAGGAGCCTGAAATGACACAGTATTACATCGGAATAAAGCAAATTCAGGCGGGTCACCATGAAGACAAACGATGCAGTTCGCATATTGGACAAGCTGTTCGTCAAAGGCAGCCACAGGAAGCGCAGGGCGATTGAGCGAGAAAAGGAGCGTTTGAAAATCGCAGAGCAACTTCACGACATTGCCGGGATGAAGGAGGGAAAGTGATGGCAAAAAGAAAAAAGAGCAGTGATTCGGCCGTTTCGTTTCTTGGCGACAAGATTCGCGCAGGCCAGCTGCTTTCATCCCATCTGCGAAAGATAGCTCAGGAACAGACTGAGCTTATCCGCGATCAGGATGGCGACCGCTTGGGCACAAAGGCGGAGGCGCTTGCCCGGCTCATGTGGAAGATGGCGCTGGGCTATACCGAAACGGACGTAAAGACTGGCGAAACTGTCATCCGCAGCCCTGATCGGGGAATGATCGCGTTGATCTGGGACCGCATAGAAGGCCGGGCACCACTGTCCGCCGACCTGGGATCGAAGAAGCGCACTATCGCAGATCGGGTAAGCGAGCAGTCGAAAGCCCGTTTGAACAAGCTGACGGTGAATGATGATAGCAGCGATTAAACCTAAGTTAAAAGAACCGTTCCCGAACATGCCGCGGTATTGGGAATGCCCCAAGACCGGTCTTCTCGTGCCGAAACGTGAACAGGAAAATATTGAGTGGCGCGAGAAGCTGCTCAGGGAAGCGGAAAATGACACGATCCTTCAAGCCGATCTGTTGGCGGCTTGCAAGGAATCGCTGCTGTATTGGATAAACGCATTTGGTTGGACATACCATCAGTTCGATGTTGACAGCGTGACGGGTCAACGAATCGAATCTGTAAGTCCCCATGTTCCTATGATTACATGGGAACGTCAGGACGAGCTGTTTAACAAGTTTGAAGAACACCTCAAGTTGGGAAAAGATATACTAATTGACAAGTGCCGTGACATGGGGGCTTCTTGGTGTGCGGTGTTCTTTATGCATTGGCTTTGGCTGTTTCATCCGAAGGGGCCGCAATTACTGGAACTGTCTCGTACGGAGCCGTATGTCGACGAGACGGGCAACATGAAAGCCCTGTTCCAGAAGCATGACAAAATCAACGAGTGGCTGCCTGAGTGGATGAGGCCGCCGGATTGTTTGCCGGGCGGCAAGTACCGCACAAAGATGCACATGCTCAACATTCTCACGGGCGCATGCATCGATGGCGAGGCCACAACGGAACATGCCGCATCGGGCGACCGACGCCTTGTGGCCCTGCTGGATGAGTTCGCCAAAGTCAAGCCCGGCATAGGGGCGAAGATGCGCTCGGCTACGCGCGACGTGGCCTATATGCGTATCGTCAATTCGACCCCGGCCGGCGCGGGCACGGAATACGCCAAGTGGAAAAAAGACGGCACTATCACCGTGTTTACACTCGACTTTTGGGACCATCCGCAAAAGGGCGCTGGCCGTTATCTGGCGCGAGATGACCGCGGCAATTGGCAAATTCGCAGCCCGTGGTTCGACCATGAAGTATCCGTCCGATCTTCCAGAGAAGTGGCGCAGGAAATCCTGCATCAGGACATTGAATCGGGCGACACGTTCTTCACAATCGAGAACTTCCACCGGCACAGGGCGCTTTATGCTTGTGACCCCTATGTGCGGTTTACTATCGATTTGAAGAAAAGCATCTCGAACGACGACGTTAGGGATTACATTAGGCGACGTGATTGCAGCGTAGCTCAGTGGCGACAATCGAAAGACGGCCCGCTGCGGGTTTGGACGCATCTGTTCTGCGGCCGCCCCGATCAGTCGAAGTCATACCAATTCGGCATCGATATCAGCAAGGGGCAGGGCGCGTCGAACTCGGTCGTGTCCATCCGATGCCGCGAAACTGGCGAAAAGATCGCCGAGTGGCGTGACGCGAACACGCCCCCTTATGATATGGCCCGAATCGTTGCGGCGCTGGCCCTGTGGTGCGGGGGTGCGTTGCCTGCTAGACTGCCCTTTCTTAAGTGGGAGACGAACGGGCCGGGCTGGGATTTCGGCCGCATCATCGTGGGCCAATTTAACTATCCGTATTATTACCGCCACAAACGGACGGGGGTAGTCAATGAGAAAGTGACGACTAAGTACGGCTGGCACAACAACCCGACTACTAAGAATGAACTGTTAATGAACTATGACCGGGTAATGGCGCATGGGGGCTACATCAATCATTCTGATTTCGCGTTGGAGGAGGCACTTTACTACATCCATTACCCCGACGGTTCTATAGGCCCGGCTTCGCTGGTGGAAGAAAACTCTTCTGCACGGAAGACGCACGGGGATTGCGTCATGGCTGATGCACTGTCACTCGATGACAGCGAGGCCCCGAAGATCGACCAAGTGAATGACATACCCCCGCCCCCCGGCTCCCCCGATTGGCGGTATAAACAGCGCATGAAAGCGAAAATGCGGGGGAGACGTTATAGAGAACGCTACGATTTCAGAAGGTAAGATAAGACATGAACGACATGGTGAAACCGCGCAAGGTGCAGGAAGTCGTAAAGTCAGGCTACGAGCGACTGCAGAAATTCCGTAAGGCGCGGGCTATGTTCATACGCGAGGCTGTCGGCCAATATTATGCCGATGAATACGGCGTCACGGGGGAGCAGCCTCTTAATCTCATCTTCTCCGCGATCCGTGCCATGATCCCGGTCATCGTTTCACGAAATCCAATCAATCAGGTCGAGACAGACATTCTGGCCTATAAGCAATACGCCGAACTGCTTTCGCTCGGTATCGATAAAGTCGAGCGCAGGTGTGATGTAAAGAACTTGATTCGCCGATGGGCCGTGGCCGCGATGTTTATGCTCGGAATCATGAAAGTGGGCATCGCCGCGACGGGGGACATGATACAGCTTGGCGATTCTTTGATTGATCCGGGTGATATCTACATGGAGTTGGTGAGCTTCGACGATTGGGTTATTGACCCGATCTGCACCAACATTCGGGAAAGTTCTTTCGTGGGTCACGCGACCTATGTTCCGCGTCAGTACTTGCTTGACACCGACGGGCTGAACCATGATTTGATTCTCGAACTTCCGACAGCGGCGGACAATACCTTCGATAATAACGCGGTCGCCAACCTGACCAGACAGCGAAGCGGCGTGTATGAAATGGAAACAGTCCAGGACATGGTACGCGTTGTTGAATTGTGGGTTCCCGGTACGAATGCGCTTGTGACCATCCCAGACCCCCATCAGATCACGTTTGACAAATACATCGGTGTGCGTGAGTACTACGGCCCGGATTCCGGTCCATATGAATACCTGAGCTTTATGCCGCCCATCGATGACAACCCGATTCCGGTAGCGCCGGTCAGTCTGTATTTCGATCTTGCACGGGCCGCCAATCGTGCTTTCAACAAACAGCTTGAGAAAGCCGAGGGCCAACGCGACATTGTGTTTTATCGCCCGTCTCACGCGGATGTCGCACAGGACGTGGTTGAATCGCGGGACGGCGACACCATCGCCACCGATGATCCGGGGGCTGTTCATGTCGCGTCTTTTGGCGGCAAGGATCGCGGTACGTCGGAGTGGCTGGGTGAATTGCACTACCATTTCAACTATATGGCGGGCAACCCCGATCAGATTCAGGGGCTTAAATCCGATGCACGGTCAGCGACTCAGGCGAACATCTTGCAGTCGAATGCCATGATTGCGGTCGAGGATGCTAAGGACATCCTATACGACGCTACCGCGCGCGTCGGTGAAAAGATCATGTGGTATTTACATCACGACCCGCTCATTAACATGGTGCTCGCTAAGCGCGGACCGGGGCAGGAAACGGTTGAAGTTCGCCTTACGCCGGAACAGCGCCGCGGGGACGCCGCGGATTTCATCGTCAAGGTAAAGCCGAAATCGATGGGCAAGCTCGACCCGGCTACTCGGTCGAAACGCATTATGGAGTTCACGGTCAATGTAATCCCCGCCATACTCAATTCTGCTATGATAGCGATGCAAATGGGCGTGCCGTTTAACGTGCAATCTGCATTGACGATGGTGGCGGAGGAATTGGAGATCGGCGAATGGCTGCAGGAAATCTTCCACGATCCCCAGTACCAGGAAAAACTCATGACGTATATGACGCTGGGCGGGGTGCAGCAGGGCTTGGGCAAAGGCACCCCGATTACGCAGGAAGGAATTATGCAGCAGGGCGGCTATCCCGGCAAGCAATTATTTGAAACACCGATACAGGAGTTTCGGCAACAGGCGCAGGAGGGGGCGAATATGCAACAGTCACTAATTCAAGGATTATACTAATGTCAAATTGGGCGACGCAGTTAAAAGATCGCGTGGTTAAATATTTCGAGGAAAAGAAGAAGAAAGAGGAAGAATCACGCGCCTACATCAAGCAACAGCTTGAGCGGTCCAAGCAGGCAAAGGCTAAAAAAAAGAAAGCGCGCGATGAGCCAATCATGAAGGGCCGGAATCCGGGAACGAAGAAAGTCATAAGCGACCTTAAGAAATCGGGCATGACCGACAAGGACATCGAGAAATTACTTGATAAATAGCACTTTAATCGTGGTGGATGATGGCTACGCATTATTTTCTGTGTGACAACTGTGGGTTCCGTCTCGAAGATGACAATTTGAAAGCACACCAATGCCCGCAGTGCAAGCAGGGCATGAGGATTGAGTGGCCCAGTTACCGCAAAGCGTGCGGCGACTACAATTTTGTAAGTGCCAGTCTTGCGATTAACCCAAGCCAAGCGGCTGCGCATCGCAAATTGTTCCCGAATGTTGAGGTTCTCCCCGACGGGCGATTGGAGTTCAAAAGCGTTCGCAGTCATGACAAGTACTTGGAAGCTACGGGCTTCGTCAAACACCCGCAGAAAATCAAACGGCGCGGTGTGCGCATAGCATAGCACAATAGCTACCGGGGCACGCGCCCCGCTAACCCTATTTGTATTTTTCATGGAGAGTGACGATGACGAAGGATAACGAACAGGCAACGGAGGTTGAGTTGACGGCCGCTGAAGAATCGCTTGCAGAAAAATTGCAAGCGCGAATGGACAGCGCGGACCTGACGGCAGACGACGAGAACGCCGATTTAACGCCTACCCCGGACCCCGAAGAAACGGCTGAACCGGCAGACGATGTAATCGACGACTCAGAGCCTACCCCGGCAGATACCGACGATGGAAGTGGCGGCGAGGACGGCGAGGAAGAGGGGATTTCAGATGCCCTGTATAGAGCGGCTATTCATCAGGGATGGAAACCCGAAGAAGTCGACCAGTTCGTTAAGGCCAACAGGGAGTTGGCCCAGCGAACATTCGAAAAGCTGCACGAAGCGACGAACAAGATCAGTTCTGAATTCGCCCGCTTCGGCAGAATGAAGGCACAGCAGGAAGCTGAGGCTGCGAAGGCCAAACAGGCAAGCGCGATGTCGGGTGTCGACCTTGACGCCATCAAGGAAGAATACGGCGAGGACAGCGCGATATACAAAACCATGAAGGCTTTGATTAACGCTATCCCGGCTCAAGCTCAACAGGTTCAGCAACAGTTTTCCCCCGATACGGAGAATACGCATGTTCGTCAGATCATTGAATCGTTCTTCGGGTCTGATGACATGAAACTGTATGGCGATTTTTATGGTACGGCAAAGGACCGGCGCAAGCTCACGGGCGAGCAGATAGGCCACCGCTTGGATGTTATAAACATGGCGGACGAAATCCTTATCGGCGCGGAAATGCAAGGCCGCAAGATGGATATATCAGAGGCCCTCGAACGAGCGCATTTAATTGTCACTGAACCTATTCGCACTGAGATGATCCGCAAAGAGATCGTTTCGAAAGTGAAAAAGAGGGCCAGTGGGACAACTCTTAAACCGTCCTCTAAAAAGCAGTCCAATACCTCTAAGGCCAAAACGGGAACGGAGTTAGAGACTATAGTTGAGGCACACTTAAGAAAAGCATTTGGAGGTAAATAAAACATGGCGGGAGTTAAACAGCAAGACCTCGTGGACCTTATTGCTGTTACTTTGAATAACCTGCCCAAGCAGGAATTTGAAGTGCAGTGGGACAACCAGGATTATGAGTTTTGCCGGATTTTTCAGAAAGAGCGGATGGTTGTGGACGGCGGCCCGATGATCGAGCGCAAGGTTATGCTCGACAATACAGGCAATGCGGCGTATAGAAGGGCATACGACACGGATCAGCCGACCGTCGGCGACACCATGAGCACGATCAGGGTGGGCTGGACTCGAATCGGTACGAACTACTCGTGGGATGAGCTCGAACTTCTCCAGAACAAGAACAGTGCCCGCGGCTTCATCAACCTGATGAAGATTCGCCGGATCGACGGCATGTGGTCACTGGCCAATCTGATCGAGGATCGTGCGTGGAAGACTCCGTTGAACGCGACGGATGATCTATATCCGAATGGTGTTCCGTATTACCTGAATATCAAGACTTCGGCTGGGACTGTCAATACATCCAGCGGCTTTGTTGGCGCGACTATCGAATATCAGGACGGCTCGACCGGGACGGTGTGCAGCGGCATCGACGCTGCCGTGGAGCCCAAATGGCGCAACTATGCGGCTGTCTACAACAAAGTGGATAACGCACTGTTGCTCGCCCTGCGTACGGCGTTCGTCTACACGCAGTTCAAGGCCCCGATCTTCATCAACGACCCAAGCAACAAGCGCGCTGCGCAGAAGCGGTTCTACTGCGACCTCGACACGTACGTGAAGCTGCAGGAACTCTGCGATATGCGCGATGACAGACACAGCGGCAAGGAAGTTCTCGGCAATCTGACTATGGACGAGACCGGCATGGTCACCATCAACCGGCTCCCGGTTGTCCCGATTCCGCAGTTGAACGGCGCGGCTTATACGCCGATTTACTGCATTGACTTCGCCAAGTTCATCCCGTACGTCCACGACGGCTACTGGATGGAGGAAAGCGAACCCATGACGGGTCCGGGCCGCCACACGGTCTACACGGTTTTTGTCGATGGTGCTCACAACAACCTGAACATCAATCGGCGCACGTGTGGTTTCGTTCTGCACAAGGCTGCGTAATCGGCCGTCAATCGAGGATAATAACTTTTTCAACGAAAACTCACACAGGAGGAAATTAAGATATGAGCGGAAACGTAAGTCTTATGGGCGTTGCTGGACCTACCTCCGATCCGCTGATTCAGGTGAAGGAGGTCTTTTGGAGACCGTCGACGTCCACTACTATTGCAAAGATCGGTCAGGCGGTGTGCTACAACAGCGATTTGGCCGCCGACTACAAAGAGCGTACGACTACGCCCGTCGATTCGCAGGCGGCAAGTAATAACACTGGCACGCCCTACGCCGAGGGTTCGCAGACATATAACGCGAGGATTTTCGTGGTCGAGGAACCCGCTGCCGGGAACTTGGACGCGTTCGCGGGCGTGGTTCTGGAGCTTGGGCCGAACGGCGGTGCGGACGGTGACAAACTGAAAATCGCTGTGCCGAACGGCGTGTCCATGATCCCTGTCCTCACTGACCAGAACTGCGTGCAGGGCGCTACCGTGCTGGCGGTCAAAGCCGGCAGTGCGGCATTCACCGCGCCTTCTGCGGGTGCTTCCAGAGTGGTTGCTGTCGCGGAAGAAACGGTGGACCGTTCGGGCGCAAACGGTCTTGTGTGGGCGCGCGTGCGTCCGGTCGTCCCACACGGCGTTGTGGTGGAGGACCACACCGCGGATGATGCGCTGACGGCGGCTGAGTCCGGGTCGATCCACACCAACGCGGGCGCATCAGGCGCCATTACGCTGACGCTGCCTTCAGGCGCTCCGGCCGGGACGATATTCACGTTCGTGGTC